GTTTGCAGGGGGTGTTGTCCTGCTTGATTTTAAAACGAACTGCTTGAAATAATTATCCGCATCCGCTTGGTCTTGCTCCCGTAATCGGGTTACCTCCAATTTCCATTTATCGTTAAACGGCGCATCAGGGTATTTCTCCATTATTTCGGACTCCCTTTGGAAACCTGTTCTTGCCAGACACCCATGCGGAAATCCTGATCCAGTTCATTACCTGATAAAGTATACTCCCAGAACCGCCCGTTAATCATATCCTGAACTTCTTCCGTATCTGGATTGATCGTGTAATTCTTATCATATGAAAACACTGTGGATTGAGGCCATAGCTTTGATTTTATATTCACGTTAATGCTGCCCGATTGATCACTATCAGGCACGAAACTATGAAGATTACTTGTGTCCTGTGTAGCTGTCATAAGACATGTGCGGGCATTGAATGGTAATGATTCTGCATCCGCGTCATTTCCCACTTCATGGTAATATATGTTTCCGTCAAAATCAGCCATGCGTGGATACGCCGTTCCCAAAGCAGGGGCCTCTGCCGCCGTTCTATCCATTAAATCAATATGCCATACGAATGTCGTCAGGTTTACCGTGACCGACCTGTCAGGCTCAAGGCTTGAACCGGATGGATAGTGAAACGTCAATTCATCATAGATAGGATTGTATTCCGCAAAACATTTAGATTTCTGGGAAGTGTTTATATTAGAGAAAACATATTTAAGTGCTGTGCAATGCGGAATCTCAGGGTTATTCGATGGAATAATCTGTAAATTAGAGCCTTGATACATGTAGAAGTTATCTTTACCCATGAAATACCCTATCCCACGGACGGACGCTCTGGCTAATGGTGCAATAATACCGATATTCGGGTCAACTATCTTTATTTCCCATACACCAGCTTCGCGTGCGATCTTGCGGAATGTGTAGGTTTGTCCTTCGGAGAATATCAGGTTAGAACCGCGAACTGGCAAATGGGATATTAACCGCCCAGCCCCTTCGATATCATCCCTGAATACTTGATTTAAACTAGAGCTTGTCCATTGCTCAATATCACCCTGATCGCTTGCTGCAATGCGGTTTTCAATACCATCGGCCCCGAAAGTAACCAATGTATTGTCAGAAATAAAAGCATAGTTTACATCATCTGGCGCATTGGGAATTAAAATGGGTGCCGAAATGCTTTGTCCGTCCCATTGATAAACGCCAGTGTTATTTCCCGCCGTTGCTATTAGGGATTCACCATATCTATCCATAAACCATATACGGGGATAGATTTTACCAGAACTGGAAGATAAAGCCGTGCCGTATAAGCCAACACCATAAAGGCCCGCGCCATAGCCTTGTAAAGCTACCTCGTCAATCGTTCCCGCCGGAATCTGTGGGAAATAAACCGTAGAAGCCCCGCCGGATGCCGTGACACTTGAAGTCGCCGTTCCATCAGTCATAAAGTCAAAGTAAGTTGCTGTGTTATTGCGAGTAATACCCTCCATGTTAATGTCAGCCGCAAGTATACCCCCTGTATTAGCTGCGCCGGATATACCTACCCTGTCGCCCTCTGGCAATGTATTAGCCGCAGTCAGGCGCAGTAAGCCCGTAGCGCGGTTGATAGTTGCCCCGCCGCCTGTACCGCTTGACGTGGCATTAGAAGCTACACGCACCGCATAGCCCGCAGGAAGTATCTCCCTAATAACATGCTGCGCGTTTAGTTGAGCCTGTGGAATACCATTAACAGCACTGGCAGCACCGGAAAGGGTTACGGAATCCCCAAGACGCAATCGTGAGGCTTGCGTATCTGCAATAACTATACGATTGGAACCGTTTACCATAGTAAAGGGATTGCTTGCCAATAACCCGTATTGAGTGGATAGACTATTAGCAGCAGCAACACTTACCGTCTGTAAGGGCGTGATATTGAATAGCTGACCGCCATTTACATCATAAAGTCTTGTATGCGTTCCTATTATTAAATTGGGACGCTGTAGCAATTCCACGCTGAACATGGAGCGAGGAACACCGGAAACAACATCTCCACGGAAAAAGTTAATATTTTCCCATCCGCCAATTTTTCTAAGGAAGCCATTTACAAAACGGCAATGGAGCGTATATCGCCAGTGCTTTCCAGCTAATGGCGGAGCGTCCGTGTCTGGCTGGACACCGGGGAGAACTGCAAGCGGTCTGTAGATTGTTTGAACCACACTATTTTACTCGCCTTGCGCTAAACTGCGTATAAAGTATATTTGTAGAATAAGAGCTATTCAAAACCACTTTGAATTCAAAATAATCTGTTGGAGCACATATTGCCTCTGTCAGTATGTTTCCACTATAAGTATTCCCGCCACCAACGCTTGTTATGCTGCCGCCAAAATACACAACCCCATTTTTATAGAAATATAATTGATCTATAGCCGCAATCGGAACACCTCCCATAGAAGCCATAAGCTGAACACGTCCGGTAAAATCAACTGTTATGCGCGAGTTATTAGTGACGTTATCATGCCAGTTTCCATCATCCCAAGTCTCTGTATTAAATGCAAGGGCGGTCAAGGCTCCGCCTGTTATAGCTTGTCCTACTGATTGTGTAAGTCGTGTACCGGGTGAGCCTGAACCCCATGAATACATATTGCTTGCAGTATCGTATGTGAGAACTGCGCCATTAGTTCCATTACCCGGATGGGATGAAACCACCCGCCACACTGCGCCATCAGACTGTAGTAATACCGCAGCGTTTTGATTTGCTAAAACTATATTAACCAGCGTATCAACAGTCCCGGTAATCGTAACGGTGTTTGCAGATGAATCTGTTTTCTTAATGGCGAATAAATAACCATCTCCTGCCGTAACCGCAGATAAAAGCGTAACCGTTCTATTCCCGCCCGTTGAGTCCATTGCAATGAGCTTCTTTTTATCACTGGCTTGCTGGACATAGTTTGCGGTCTGGTTATTGATATAGAGATACGTCAGGTCAGATATTGCCTTAACGATTGTATCTTGGCTTGATATGTTTGCATTGAGCAACCCGCCCCACTGATCTTCATCTGTAGGATCGTTCACTAAGGGTAAGTTCCACCCGTAATTAGGCGTGAGAGTCGGCATGATTACTCCAATGCTCAAATATCTTTACGGTAGAAGTTTGGGGCATTTTCCCCTCTGCTTCAATCTTAGCTGGGTCCGCTAGATCATCCCCTGCAAGCGCATAACGCAAGCTTCCATCAGCCATGAAACGGAAATAATATCCGTTGCCATAGAACCATTTAGAAGGTCCGTTAATATCGTTGCAGACGAATTCCATTAGAGAACTCGGTAATTGTAAATCGACGTATCCGAAGCTGTACCAGCAACGGTAAAACCAGTTCCGGGTGTAATCGTCTTGACACTTGGAACCGCGCCGACTGTACCGCCGACTGTTTTAAGCGTGAACATGATTTGTGAGTTGTCAGTGATTTGCGGATAGACAACAGCAACAGGTGTTACGCCGTTGAGAGTAACGGTTTTCTTGCCGTAACGTCCTGCATCTCCTTTAGAAAATAGTGTCATGTTAGTCTCCTTTAATAAAATAAGTTATCAGTGTAGTAATTCGGTACATCTACGCGCATAGTCCCACTCGCCATCATGTTCGATGTGCGTTTGCGTAGGTTGGAAGCTTCGGAAGCCGCGCCTTGTGAGAAGTAATCTGCTTTCTCAATGTCTCCACGGTTCTGGAATAGTCTTGAAAGTGCTTCGTAAACAATCAGTATATCAGCCTTTTCCGTCCAGTCGTTTGTATCCGCATCAAGGACCAGATCAATGTAATCTTTAGCACCTGATAGATTCACGGTGTAAGCCTGATCGGGAATGTAATAGAGGTAATAGGCTCCATTTCTAAACGTGTAGGCATATGGTCGGCCCGGTGAATTTATGTTAGACCAGTCGTAATAATCAGGCGGAACTTGGTATAAAGTATAATTGTAATTCTGGTATGGAATAACCATCCCCGCAGATTTATCCAGATAGAGAATATTAGTTCCTGTCAGGTCCAAAATCGGGCTTCCAATAGTAGTTGTCAGACTTGTTCCTAATTGGTTAAACCAGAATATCTCACGCTGTTTCCAGTATTTAATAGCCTCGTTTATACCATCTGCAACCTCGGAGACCGAAACAGAAGTATTTTGCGCGTCGAGCAATTTACGCGATACCTTTGTTTTCAAGTCTCCGAAGTTTGCCATGTGCTTATGGTTGGTCGTACATCATGTCAATCTGACCGTAGATGGCGTTAGTCGTACCAGTGGTCGCGCCACCGATAACCGCAACGATCCATCCATTAGCCAGCGCGCCAGTACCAACC